CCTAAGTTGGCACGGTTGAGAACGTCAGCCCAAGTGGGGACGACTCTCCCATCAGCTGCAACGACTGACTGGTTAAAGTTAAAGCCGTTGAGATTAAAAGCCATAGTGGAGATTCCCATAGCGGTAAGCCATATGCAAACGACGGGCCAAGTAGCAAGGAAGAAATGTAAACTCCTGCTATTATTAAAAGAAGCATACTGGAAGATGAGTCTCCCAAAGTAGCCATGAGCCGCAACGATGTTATACGTCTCTTCTTCTTGGCCAAATTTATATCCATAGTTCTGAGAATCAAGCCCAGTCGTTTCACGAATGAGCGAAGAAGTAACGAGACTTCCGTGCATAGCAGCGAATAGTGCTCCACCGAACACCCCAGCAACGCCAAGCATGTGGAAAGGGTGCATAAGAATATTATGTTCTGCTTGAAAAACGAACATAAAGTTAAAAGTACCGCTAATACCGAGAGGCATACCATCAGAGAAACTCCCCTGACCGAATGGGTACACTAGGAATACAGCAAAAGCTGCTGAAACAGGTGCGGAATATGCTACACATATCCACGGCCTCATTCCGAGTCGATAACTAAGTTCCCATTGTCGTCCCAAGTATGCAGAGATACCGATGAGAAAGTGGAACACAATGAGTTGATATGGTCCTCCGTTATACAACCATTCATCGAGGGTTGCAGCTTCCCAGATTGGGTAGAAGTGAAGACCGATTGCGTTAGATGACGGGACAATCGCTCCCGATATGATGTTATTTCCATAGAGTAATGCGCCAGATACAGGTTCACGGATACCGTCAATGTCAACTGGAGGCGCAGCTATGAAAGCAATTATAAATGCAGTAGTTGCTGTTAATAGTGCAGGGATCATAAGTACCCCAAACCACCCCACGTAGAGGCGGTTGTCAGTACTCGTAACCCAGTCACATAAACTATCCCAGTTACTGTTGGGTTTTGTTAGTGTGGCTGTAGTCATTTAATTAAAAAGAGAATTTAAGTCCTAGTTTAGAACCATAAGAATTGTCTACATCTTTCTTTGAGATGCCTGAGAACTCTCCGTAAACACCAAGCTTCTGTGTTACATTCCATGTACCACCTGCTTTGCCAGAGAATTCTGTTTCTGTACCATCTACATCAGCGACTGCTGTTAAAGCAGGACCGCCTTGAATGTAGTAGTCAAGTTTACCTGAAGAACCTTCGTAACCTACGTGTAGGTCTACAGTTCTTCCGTCATAATCAGAACCAGTGTAGCCATTGTTGACTTCTGTGTTCAAATAAACTCCAGCAAATGCAGGAGTAGATAATAGTGAGGCTGCTGTTACAGCAAAGATTTTTTTCATTTAAAAAATTCCTGGGATGATTTGACCTGTAGTTGCATAAGCTCCTAATGCGGAGATAATTCCAATCATAGCCCAACGGCCATTTTGTACTTCTGCGTTCTCGTTCATTGTATATTCAATAGGGGGTTGAAGAGCGATCACTTCTGTATCGTTCATTATTAAAAGTGTAAGTGAACCGAGGCGAGGATGAACTGTCAGGTCGCCACGTATCATTATACATTTACAGGAGGAATTTTTCTCTTCTTCTTAGCTTGCTTTAGATTACTAGGATGGTATTTCACAGCATCTTTTAGAAGATCTAGATCCCCACCTTGCTTTGTGCTACCACCAGCTTGCTTCATTCGCTTATCATATTCTGACATAGTTATACTCTAAGGTTAGATCGTTGTAATTTTTCTTGGACTTCATCACGATAGGCTTCATCTCTATCATAACGTGGGTCGTTCATATCTGAAACAACCTGTGCCATGCTTTTATAGACATCAGCTGGTGCAGCTTTACCTGTTACCAAAGTAGAATCACGTCCTACTGCATCTTCGTATTGTCCAAATAGTGCTTTAACTGCAAATGTAACAGCAGCTTTATTACCTGTCTCAACTACTTCATCAAAGTTTTTAGCATCAGCATCTGACATGTTCTCACTAGCCCATGCCATTAACTGTTCATAACCTTGTTTACCACCAGCTATAGAATGAACTTCTGCTACCTCGTCACTTGTTAAAGCAGGGGCTTCTGTAACTTGTGGTTTCTCGAATCCCATTTCACCACGCACACCTGCAAGGTATGAATCAACCATAGTTTTACTAAAGCCAGCGGTACCAAGCTCAGTGTACATCTCATCACTTAGAGTACCATTGTTCGCCATGAAATGCTCATTCATTTTAAATGGGTCTATCCCATTATCTGAGAATTGTTTAGTGACCTGTTCACCATAAAGTTCACCAGCAGTTTCATAGTTGACACTACCATCTTCAGTGTAGAAATCTTCTTTAGTAAACTGAGGTTGTTCTTCAGTAACTTCTTCAGTAGTTTCTTCTGTAGTTTCTCTATCTAGTTTTCCTAAACTAGATTCCTCACCTTGTTTCTTTTGTAATTCAAGGTAAGCTTTCTCTAAATCTTGTGGTGATTTATATTTCCCAGCAAGCAAGCCTTCTTGCTCTGCCATCATTTGTTCACCAACTTGCAGAGAGTCTTGCTCGTCTGCAGTCAGTGAACCTTCAGTTGATACCGTATCAGTAGCGGCATCATATGTAATTGTTTCTCCCATAGGTGCTTATTCTTGAGGTTGTTGTGGTTGACCCTGCATAGCTCCAGCCATTGCTTCCATTGCTGGTATGGCTTCAGGGTTTTTGGAAGGGTCCATTGCAGGAGCACTAGCAAATTGACCAGCTTGTTTAAGTAGTTCTTGTTGCTGTACCTGTGACTGTTGTTGCTCTTGTTCTTGTTTCATCTGTTCCATGCTCTTAACAAGGTTCAGTACATCAATACCTTGAGCTGCAGCTAATCGTTTAATAGCTTCATCTGCATTAACAAATCTTTGCAATGCCTCTGGTCCCATAGTCTGTGCAATAGTAGTTATAAACTGAACTAATGCATCTCTATCTTGTCCACGTCCTAGTGCATTAATACCTGCTACAATAGTAGGTTTGACTAGGTTCTTAGGGACAGCAGGTATCTGCTTACTCCTTTGTAGAGTATGCATCTTTCTATTAAGATATGGTATTAAAAATTCAGTTGTAAGTAAACTAAATAGTCCACCCAACTGTTGTTCTAATTCCATTTGAGTCATACGAACTTCTTCTGCAGTAGTTCTTTCTGACTGTCTCACATTGAGAATGAGGAAAGCTTCTGATAATCTTTTCTCTAATACATTAACCAATTCAAATGCTGTACGGAAGTCAGCAGTTTTACCTACCTGTACCACACCTACATCATCTGGCCTACCTTGTATGATAGCACCGTTACCAGCTTGTGCTAATGCCTGTGGCTTAGTTATAGAACTAGGAGACACAGTGAAAATAACTTTAGCTGCTGCTGCACTACCTTCAACAAGAGCTTGCATCAATGCTTCTAATGATTTGAGATCACCAAGAAACTCTTCGACTCTTGAACGTCCATAGTCCTCACCATCTACAGTTACAAAACGTAGTGGTATCCAAGGGCTTTTATCTTTAGGTGCTTTACCTTCACTTCCAGGGATTAACTGATCTAGTACTTCTTGATACCAGATCCATCCTTTTGATGTTAGTTTAACACAAGTATAAACATCAACATCCTTTTCATGTTCACTATCGTTTTTGTTAGGGTCATTGACTAACTCTTTAACCATCCCTAACTGATCTCTATTAACCTTTTCTTTAGTAATAACTTTAATGACATTACCATTACCATCTCTATCCACAACATAACGGTTAAGAGGATATACTTTCATACCATCTTTACCCATGTAGACTAAAGAATTACCTGTTACTACAAGATGTTTAATAGCTGAAAAGATTTGAACTCTATCAGTGGAAGCAGCAATGCTATCCATGATCATACGTTCAATCTTTGCAAAGCTAAGATCCATCTCGCTCTTTGCTTCTGGTGGTATCTCTATTCCTAACTTAGAATCATCTAATTGTAGTTTAAAGAAACTTGTTGAGGGAGGCAGTAGTCCTAACATAAGTTTTGAACTCAGTGTGACTACACCCTTAGCCCCCACGCTTTGCCAAGGTGTTTTAAACTCTTGGTAAGCTGGAGGCTTTTCATTCCTCATAAGTAATGTGGGAATGGTTAATTCCGCACAGTCATAAGCAATATTAAGAAACTGTTCACGGTTAGTAGATAATTTATTGTACTCGTTCCGTGCATGTGCCATAATTATTTAGTTCTTCCCTTCTTATCATAGTATTTCCTACCAGTAGTGTCTTTTGGAGCAGCTGCAGCAGGAGAGTTAGGTAAGTTTGGATCTGTATAACCCGTAGTACCACTAGTGTTGACACCTTGTGCAGTATCTGTACCTTTAACACCACCTTGATCGGGTTTCGGACTTTGTAATTGTGAAGTACCTTCAGATCTCT